GAATCTAAAAATCTTGAGGTAAATCTTCTTTGAACCTGTTTTAATTTTAAAATATAAGGAGTATCTCCACTATATTGTGATAAATTAGGATCATTTACATTTGTATTTTTTATAGAATCATATACTGTATCTTGAGCAAGATAATCTACTTCATACCATTGATTCCCATCAGTATCAAATATATCTAAAATACCTACTATTTTAGTAGTATTTATAGTTACAGTATCAAATTGAACGGGAGCTAAAAAACTAAATGTAGTAGTATTAATTGTAGACGATATTGCTTTTCTAGTTTTCTTTAATAAAAAATATGTTGGATTACCTCCTGAAACCGAGAATATAGATATTTCAGTAGGATCTCCTGAACTAGAAACTGAAAAGTCTACTGGATCTTCTATTAAAAAAGATGTATTTTGGAAATTTGGAGAGTTAACTCTAGCATTTTGATTAATAAATAAAGTATAATCAAAATCAGGAATATATGTTGAACCTGATAATTTTGCTGGTACTTGTTGATAAAAATTAATTTCAGTTGTAGCTACTTGAGTTACATTTGGTTTATAACCAAACATATATGCTAATTCAAATAAATTATTTGTTTGACGAGCATATTGTAAATAAGTTTCTTGTAATTGATTATCAAGATAAAATGATAAAACATCACCCACATAGGCAGCCATTTCCATAAACATCATTCCTGGTGATGCTTCTGTAAAATCATTATATGTTGTAGGGAAGTAAGTTTTAGTATAGTCAATTAGACTAGCTCTTAATTCACCAAAATCTTTATTTATATATTGTATGTTTCTTTTTTTAGTAGCCATTTTATATGAATGCTAATTGTATTGTATCTATTATTCCCGTTTCTATAATATTATATGTTAATTCTACGGAAACTTGATTATAATCAGGAGATGAATTAATATTTAAACTTGCTACTACAATATTAGGAAAATATAATCCTATTTGATTTTGAATATCTTCTTTTAAATAATCAAGATTTCCACTGGTTATTTGTTCAAATATAAATGATCTTAAATTACCACCAAAAGTAGGATTTAAATATCTTTCATTTTTATTAGTTAAAAAATAATTAATTAGATTATTTTTAACAGCTTCTTTTGTAGTATATGTAATAGGAAATACAGCAGGAGCATTAAAAGGTAAACCTACCCCAACACCCGTTCCTGGGCGTGTATCTATTGGGAATATTTTCTTTGCTCCAAATGCCATTATTTATTATTCATTAACCCCATTATCATATCTAATCCTACTTCACCTTCAGGTAAAGAACCATTAACTGGGTCTACTGGACCTGTAGGTCTAAAAGGAATATTATTAGTATTAGCTATTCCTCCGTTTTGCATTTCATTCATAATTCCACCAAACATTGCATGTCTTTCAGTTGGTGTTAATTGTTTAGGATTGTTAATTTTTGGTTGTGCATACGTTTCTGTAACAGTACCGTATCCGGTGCCTTTTGGAGACTTAACAGCCTCCATTAGAATTTCTTTAAATTCTTCTTGAAATGCTTCTTTTACAGCATCCTTGATGATTTTTTTGAATTCAGATGGTTTCATTGTTTATAAATATTAAATTAATAAGCTTTTAAATTATCTCTATCAATTATTAGCTTTAATTCATTGATGAGGATTTGTGGTGTTGTTGTAAATGATAATTCGGTTTCAATCAGTGGTATACCTTGAGAATTTTTACCAACTGCTTTTCTACGATTTACCGTAGGACTAAAAGGTACTTCTTGTATTTCAATAATAAAACCTTTATAAGTAATATTATTTAGTGTTTGAGAAGCTTTTAATTGTGTTTCAGTAATGTTTATTAAATCTTGTGATATAGAAGATAATGTTGAATTAGGAGAACATTTTTTTATTATAATATCTATAAAACCTAATGTAGTAATAGCTTTAGTTATAAATTGAGAAGTTAATGAAATAGGAGTAGCAGTGCTATCAATTATTGTTTTTAATTTATTTAATTTTGAATTTCCTAAAGCATCAAATTTTAAATTATCTAATGTTTCATTAATTTGAAGTACTAAACTTGCAAAAGGACCTGGTACAGGACTAGCAGCTGTTGCTGCTATTGCTGCTGGTTTAAGACCTCTTAATACTTTTGCTGTTGTTATTAATGTATTTAATGTTGTGGATGTTATTCCTACTGCTTTTGTTGTTAAATTTAAATATTTTTCTATTTGATTTAAATTATCTACTATATTATTTCTTTGAATTATAATTAAATTTAACTGAGCTTCAGGTAAACATAAATCATCAGGTATTGTTAAATTTGATAATATTTTATCTAATTGAGGTTGAATTAAATCACTTATCTGTATTCCTTTTTCAAGTATAATTTGTCCTAATTTTTCCGAACCTGTTGATTTTAAACTATCAGGTAATGAATTCTCAAACGTTTTTAAATCTACAGTAGCCATTATATTAATTTATTTACTTTAGATTTTGTTTTTTCAAGATTAGCTGATATTTTAGGTAATTCAGATAATATTAATGTCGCTGCTTGAGCTACTGGAGGGGCTATAGTTCCTAGGGTTTGTAATGATGTTGTTAATAATGTTAATTGAGTTAATAATGATTGTAATTCTATTATTAATAAATCTCCTTTTATCATAGATTCAGTTGCATCTTTAGAACCTAATAAAATTTTATTTGATTGAATAACGGTTAGAGGTGTATCAATATTTACGCTATTTATAGCATTTAATCCTACTGATTGATTTGAGGTTAATAATATATGATCACTATTTGAATTAAATACTAATCTTCCTGAATTTATTATTACTTGTTTACCTGCAAATTCATTAAGGGCTTGAGGTTGAGTATTGTAACTCTTATATGTTACATTTTTTGATACTTGTAATGGTAATCTTTGTGTACTAGTAAGATAAATAGATGAATCATTGTCATTAATATTTTCTGTAAAAGGTATCCAACCTTCGTCTCCTAATTGAGTTCCTTGACCATTTCTTATAATAATAATAGGATCTCCACTTGATCCAGTAGTAGACCAATTATTTAATCCTATACCATCTGATTTATTAGCAACTGTTGATCCTAAACGAATTGAATTACCCCATCTTCCTTCATTAATAACATCACCTTCAAAAGGTAATAAAGGATGGATATCAGCTTTTTCAACAAATGTTTTACCTAAATATATTTCAGACGATTGATCAGTTATTCGTCTAAAACTACCTAATTCTGTTTGAATATAATCTTGTTGTTGTTCGGAGGGTAAAATATTAGGATCTGTAGGAAAAGCATTATGGTGAGGATGATTCCATAATGATATAATATTAATATAATAACTTGTAGTACTAGCTGTTGTATCACCCATATTATTATTAGGAAGAGAAAGTAAATAAACTATTTCATTTACTAATGGATAATTTTTATTATTTCCTAATAATGGTTTTGCTGTATTAGTAGTTACTTTAGGTGTAAGAACATCTTCATATTCTATAGTTCCTAAACCATTCCATTCACCTAATTCAATAAAACGTGGATGAGATTTATCTAGAACAATACTTGTTACTCTTACTGCTCTAAGACTATTTGCTTGTTTAAATAATAGTTTACCTAATATTCCATTTTTATTAGAATTATTAATTTGATTAATAGCGGATATACCATATTTAGCTGTTGTCATTATTTACCTCCTTGAGTTAACTCATTTACCGCAGAAAGTAATTGTTCTTTTTCTTCATCTGAGATTGTTAATGATCCGTCTGTAGCTTGTGTTTGCATTGCACGTTGTGCTAGTGCTGCCATTTTAATTAGTAAATCATCATTTTTAACACTTATTTCTAAGTATTCTTTTATTAAAGGAACAATTAATGTTGCGTCTCCTATTTCAGCAATAAGAGGTTTTAATTCATTTATAAGAGCTACTAATTGGTTATCTTTTTTCTTTTGATTATTATAAATTTCTTCTAATAAATGAGAAAATTTTTTCTTACCAAATACAACATTATCGAATTGTGACATAAATATGTGATGTTTTGTTATAAATATTTAGGAACTAAACTTTACATACCCGTGTTCTAGATAAAATGAGTATCCAGTTTTAAAAATATCATATAATTTAGATGTTATTTTGGTAATTTTAGGTGTTTTGGCATCTACTATTTCACGAATATAAATGTAAAGCGCTTTTTTATTAAAAATATCTAAATGTTCTCTTTTACGAAATAATTCTAATACAGCATCTGCTATTTTAGCGTCTTCATCTTTTGGAAATAAATTAAAAATTTGTTCAGTACAATGATTAACATATTCGTCTATATAATAAGATAAACGTTCTATAGGTTGAGAATCTTCTAATTCATATGAAAATTTTTCATCTTCTTCTAGTACTTCTATATCAATATTATCTACTCTTTTTTTATAGTTTTTCTGGTTATATAGAATTAACCAGCGTTTAGTAATAGTTCCAAAATAAGAATATGCTTTTGCTCCATTTTCAGGATTAAATCTATGAATTTTAGATAATAAAAATGTTATTACCTCATGTTGTAAATCCTCAATATTTTCTACTTCAGTATAATAAAACTTAAAAGTATGAATAATATTTTCTGTTAGTTTAAAAAAAGCATAATGAATTTCATCTCTATAGATATTTGATCGTTCTTCAAAGTCTTTAGTATTATTATATTTTACAATTGCATTTTCAGTATCTTTAGTAAAATATTGAACACCTTTTTTCTTTTTCTTTACTATTACTTCTTCCATATTAGATATTTTTTA